TATGGCTAAGACACAACTTAAGACCATGATGGATGCCGCACAAGAATTGTATGATATGATGGACGATGATGATAATTTGCCTGAATGGGTGCAGTCAAAAATTACAAAAGCGACTGATTATATCGATACGGTCAGAGATTATTTAAAGAGTAATAATGATGATTAAGTTTAAAGCTTTTATGGAAGCAAACAAATCTCGAACAGATAGTCAAAAAACTGCAGCGGCTGATGCTATGCTAGGTAAAGATCATCCATATAGTTCTACAAATATTGCTAGACGTAAATGGGCTAAAACACAAGCAAGAGTTCAAGCATATAAAAAGAGAATTCAGCAAGCAAATGAAGAAAAACACCCAGCTCTAAAAAGAGCTGGTGTATCTGGATTTAGTAAGCCTAAACGTACTCCTGGCCATCCAACTAAATCACATATTGTTGTGGTTAAAGATGGAGATAAAGTGAAAACAATTCGCTTTGGTCAACAAGGTGTATCAACAGCTGGAGCTCCTAAAAAAGGAGAATCAGATAAACAAAAAGCAAGACGCAAATCTTTTAAAGCCCGTCACGCAAAGAATATTGCAAAGGGTAAAACCAGCGCAGCGTACTGGGCGGATAAAGAGAAGTGGTAAATGAAACAGCAACTGTCTTTGGAGCCAGAACTAACCATGAGCATGGAAACAAGACTCGATAGAATCGAGGAGAAACTCGACAGCTTAACTGAAGCAATGGTCGCATTGGCCAGGGCAGAAGAAAAAATTGCTGGAATTAAAGAAGATCAACTTATGATGTATGAACGAGTCAATCGTTTGTCAGCTAAATTAGATGATGTAGAAAGGGTGGTGCAGGCTAACCACGTAACAGTGACAACTATTAATAGATTATTCTGGGTCGCTATTGTGGCCGTAGCAGGATCTATTGCAGCCCAACTATGGATGTAAGGAAAGTAAAATGAAAACACAAGACATTAAAAATATGGGCCAAGCTCTGCAACAGGTCCAAGAAAGTTCAAAAGCAGCATTAGCAAAGAAACTTGCTAAGGCATCGCAATCATCTGAAAAAGGTAAAGCAGCAGTAACTCTGCCTAAAGCACCTTTTGAGATCCCAAAGAAAGATGCTAACGAAGCTTTAAAAGGTGATCAGCATAAACTAGACCATGATAAAGATGGTGATATTGATGCAGCCGATTTTAAAGGCCTTCGTAATAAAAAGAAAAAAGATAAAGCTGAAGTAAAGCCTCGTCAGGAAACAGATACTGATAAAGGAAATGTAGGAGCAAATATGGAAAAAACTGAGTCAACTCGTTGGCCGGTATATGCTCGTATCATGGAAAAAGCTACTCATAAAGGTGGCACACCTCCAGAAGAAATGGATTCAAAAGATTCACCTACTGCAAAAAAGATGAAAGCCGATCATAAGCCTGAAGTAAATGATACTGAAGAAAAAGGCCATCAGGATGCAGTAGATGCTGGACGTAAAGGACCAAATGGCCAGGCTCGTCCAAATGACCAGAAAAAAGGTGATACAAAAATTGTAAACCCAGTACAAGGAGCAGTAACAAGTGGCTCAAATTAATCCTCCAAGTTGGGCAAAGAATGCTATCCCAACAAAACACGGCTGGATGGATCCACGTACTAAGCGTATTGTAAAAATTATAAACATCGCTGAGCAAGACATAAAAGATTATTTAGGCATAGTTGAAAAGCCGGATCGTCGTAAAAAGGTTCCAGCTCAGCCATTAGAAGAGCCAAAAGAATTAACTTTAGAAGGATCAGAAGATGATTAAAGCCCCAGCTTGGGTTGCATCACAAGGCGGTGTGCCCACAGAAAAAGGATGGAAACATCCAGATCGTAATGAAATTCTTCTACCAAAGAAATTTACGCAAGCTCAAATTAATGAGTACATGAATGGTACAAATTGCAATTGCGTTGATTGTGATTGCGATCCATGTACATGTGGAGAAAAAGAAGTGACAGAAGAAGTTGTACAATTAAATGAAGCGCCAGCAAATAATACTTCTCTTGAAGACATGACTAAAGTAGAACTAGAGGCTCTTGGTCGTGAGCATGGTGTAGAATTAGATCGTAGAAAAACAAAAACTACATTAGTAGAAAGAATGAAAGGTATTATCGGACGTTAATAAATAAGTTTAATTGTAACTTATTTAGAGATTTAAATTATGGAATTTAATGAAGTAACCGAGGATAACTTACTTCTATATGCGGCTAAGAATTATTATAATCCTCTGGGCGCAAGTTCGGAGGATTTTTATGAAGATCTTAAGAGATTTAAATATCTTAAAAGATTAGTGAATCGATATATTACACACGGCGAATTGTCTGAGAGATTAATACTTAATCATCTTATTGTAATTTTTAATATGTTTGGTATTGAAGCCGGTTGTAAAATATTAGAATTAAAATTAAATCCTGGGCATTGGCCTATCATAAAACCGTTTTTAATTTTTTTAAGATATATTGAAAATACTCAATATACCGAATATGAAATGAATGAAAACGTAGTAGAAGTACTAAGGAAAATCTAATGGCAACAAATCCTAAGTATAGCAGATATAACGACGTTGCTAATCCAATGGGGATCCCTCCTCATGATTACATCGTTAATACATATGATGCTAGTAATAATCTATTGACAGCCACTTATTATAGAGGTGGTTCTTCTGGAGAAACTGTCGGTAAACTAGTTATGACTTATGACGCAAATGATAATGTTCTTACAGTTGAAAGGACAATTTAATGCCGTATAAGTTTAATCCTCTTACCGGTAAGTTTGATCAGGTTAGTGTTAACACGGTTAGTGTTACAAGTGAGGTTCAGACGTTGGACTTGACTAACGATACGCTTTCTATTAGCAGCGGTAATAGTGTTGATCTATCCGGTTATGTAGATGCTGCAACTATCAACACTACACTAAATGAAACAACAGTAATTCAAAACATCGTTGATGGATCAGGGTGGAACTTACCTGGACCATTTACTAACGAAGCTAATGCTGCATTAGGTGGTGTAGCTATAGGACAAGCATACTATGATAATGGTGGTACGGTGAGGGTGAGACAAGCATAATGGGAATTGTTAAAAGAGCAGCTGATCTAGTTTATACATTTAGATTTCTTAAGTTGCTTGTAACGCCTTTTGAAAGCACTGAAGCTTTTAAAATGGGACTAATAGATGCAAAAGGCAAAAAACTTCGGAAGGCTGAAACTCCTGAAGAAAAAAATGCTTATACTCCTTTTCATCGATTAGTTTATAATATTAAAAAATTAATACCTGGCGGTAAGATTGGTTCATATGCTTCTGCTCTATATCTCATTAAAGAGCATGGTAAAATGTCTGATCAATCAGTCGAAAAGGTTATTAAAGAATTAGGTTTAGATCCATTAGATTTTCTTAATGAATCGAATACTTGGTTCTTACTAGAAGACAAAATGCTTTCTCCTGGAATGTATAGAGTTCAAGGAGCAAAGATGTTAAACTCTACGTTTGAAGAAATGGTAAAGCCAAAAGATCAAGTACGAGTTTTAGAAGATTGCTATCCTGTTGGTGATGTATTAGGTATTGATATTTACGAAGCAATTCATATTAATACAAATCAAAAAGTTTATATCTCATCAATGGAGCTAATTAGATGACAGAATGGGTTTGCGGAGTTTGTAATAACGAACCATGTACATGCGAAGATATTTCTGAGGCTGGTCGTAAAGCTCAAGAAGATATGGGTGGTACTACTACTGCTTCTGTTGTAGGAGCTGGAGATAATCCTACAGGAACTGTTGTTATAGATAAACGTAGACGCAAAGATAAAATGCCTCGTGTATTAAAAAGGTTTAGGAAGTACCTCGACTCAGATGCTTAGAATATATTTGTTTTTCTTTTTGATGGCTACATTTGGTGGAATTGGTTATACAGCATATTGGTATTATCAAAACACCCAAGCCGAGTTAGAACAACTTAAAGCAAATAATATTTTACTTGAAAACGCTACTGAAACTTTAGAAAATACCGTACAAACTTTACAAGACGAAGCAGATGCTAATGCGTTGCAAATTGTAGAATTACAAGAAGCATTACAAAAGTCAGAAGCCGGACTTGATAGGCTTAGAAAAAGATTTACTGAAATTGATATTACAAGAGAAGCGTTAGAAGATCCTGCTGATCTTGAACGGAGAATTAATCGTGGCGTTGAAAGACTCATCGAAAATATATTATCTGATACCACTCCTAATGTTGACACTGACAGCATGCGCGAAGACGCCGGAGAAGGTAGTAGTAACTGAAAAAGAATTTGTTTATCCAAACATTCCTCTTCAAGCTGCACCTAAACCTGTTGATATGCCAGATGTTCAATGGTTTGTTATTAACGAAGATAATCTAGAAGAATCAATTGAAAGAATAAAAGAAGCTGGTGGCGTTGCTGCTTTCATGGCTATTACACCAAAGGGATATGAAAACTTATCACTTGGTATAGCCGATATACGTAGATATATCCTACAACAAAAAGAAATTATTGCCTATTACGAGACACAAATTTCTAATATGGACAAATAAAAAAATTTAATTCTTTTTACAATATCTAGCCGTTTTTATATAAAATATAGCAGATATTGCTATTTACAAAGACGTGGTTTTGATATATAATACCACAAGAAAAAAATCATTTATATAAGGAAATTGCAATATGGCAACAGCTTCTGTTGACACACGTAGACTTTTGTCCGAAACAAAATTCTACGATAGTTACTCACGCTTTAACGACGAAAACGAAAGATATGAAACCTGGGAGGAAGCTGTAGATCGTGTGATCGAAATGCACGCCAACCAATATAAAGAAAAAGCAAATGGATTGATTCCATATTTAGAAGAAGCTAGAAAAGCCTATAAAGAGCAAAGAGTTTTAGGAGCGCAACGAGCCCTTCAGTTTGGTGGAGAACAGTTGCTAAAACATCAAATGAGAATGTACAATTGTACTTCTTCATATGCAGATCGTGCTGCATTCTTTGGTGAAATTTTCTATATCCTATTATGTGGAGCTGGTGCAGGATTTTCTGTACAAGAACATCATGTCGCTAAATTACCAAAGGTAACGGCTCGTACTAAACCAGCAAAGACTCATGTAGTTACTGATGATATTGAAGGATGGGCAACAGCTGTTGACGTTCTTATGTCTTCTTATTTTACAGATGGAGGCAAATATCCTG